AACGACGCTCTTCCGATCTTGCAGGAGTGTAGTAGTATCTTACTTCTATTTGACCGGGATTTGGTGGTAGTGTTACCCAGTTTGATGGCAGGAAGGGAGAGAAATCTCTGTCTATTTCGTATTTAAGGTAAGGATGTTCTCCTGATTTATAAATGTTAGCTTCGTTTAGTTCTTGAGTGGTTGCTATTATTTCTGTACCTCCTAATTCACCGTTAAAAATTGGAGAACCGTCTGCTATAGTTACATTAGTAGAACCGGTTGGAATCTGCTTTATAAGAGTATGTGTTGTACTTATATTTGCAGAAAATACACCGCCTTCAGATCCTTCGATAAACGCTGTATCTATAGAAGCAGTATACTCAGGTCTAGTCCAACTCATTACAGGGGATTGAATTTTACTTCTATCTAAAGCGTGTGGCTTAATTATTATACCTGTAGTAGTAGTAGCTCGAGCTGGAGAGAAATCTTTGATCATCTTAAATAGAGTGTTATCAAAGAATTTTATAAGTCTTACGAAATCAAATACATCGTATCTTGTTACATCGGCTAAAACTACTTTTGCATGCTTATCTAAGTCCTGGTAGCTGCGCTCTCTTCTTAATAGAGGGTCTCCGATATACTGGTCTAGAGACCAGCTAGAGAAAAGTACAGCACTTTGGGAAACTATGTAATTATTTATATTAGTTGTTGGAGAGAATCCTACTTCAATAGGATGTAGATCTTGATTGTAAACTTCAGCAGGTTGTTGAATTGAAGTTAAATTTGATAATGTTGTTCCGACAATGCTTCCTGTGTTATCTAATCTAATCTTATCTAATGAACTTGTAAACGGTATCTGGTATCCGTAGTAAAAGTCTTGTTCTCTGTTAACACCGCCGTATTCTTCAATTGTTAGAATATTTTTAGGAATACCGAAACAATTTATAAGTGCTCTAACACCTCTGTTAGTACCTTTTGTTTTTAAGAGTAGTGGTAAGTTGTGGTAGATTCTCTTTAAAATCTCTTGGCGGTAATCATTGTATGCTATATCCTCAATTACTGCTGGTGGAGTAAACCTCCAGTCGTCGTGGTAACTGTGGCTAACAAAATACGGTATGTGTTCTGAAACTGTTACCAAGTTACTAATCTGTTCACATCCTGGGTCGAAGGTATATGTAATTAATGTATTGTATAAATCTGAGGTTGAAAAATTAGATGTGTATAACTTAACTCCGAAATTCTTCAGAGCATCTTCTACTAAGTCTCTAGAAATACCTCTATCTATTCTATTATCAGCATTATACTTTTCTGTAACTGCATCAGCGTACAACCATATATTATCAAAATGATGACCTAACATATCTAAGAAGATACTTGCAGGTTCGTTATCTGGGTTGTCTCTTAGAAATTCCGGTAACGTGTATCTTAGCGCAGAAGGATTGTTTAAATCATACAGGGATGCGGATGCTATTTTTGCGTCAAACCAGGTTTCAGCGGATGCTGTTGGTTGATTTATATATGGAGAAGTTTTTGTAGCTTTAGGCCAGGCATGACTTCCGGTTTCAAAGTATAGATACTTTTCATAACTATCAAAGTTAGCTAAGATAGTTTTAATTGAGTTTTCATAAAAACCAGTACTTCCTGATACAGGTTGCTTGTTAGCTGTACTTGTCTTTAATTTATATAACTCTGCTTCGTAATCAATAAGTAGATTTACTTTATAAGCAAAATTACGTAATCTCTCTTCAGCAGAAGAGAATTTAATAAAGTTACCGAAATCTGAATAATCTATACTTAACCTTATACTCTTCTCTTCCATCATAGAGAGCAGCTGGCTATTTGAGCTGGTTACTGGGAATGAGTATAAGTCGTTGTAGGATAGGAATTCTGTGGGAAGTACGTTTTCTTCTGCTTCTTCGAGATCGAAATTAGGACCTCTTAACTTAATTGATTGAGCTTTTTCAGCTTCAGTTGTACTATCTACTGTGTATTGTGTACTGTCTGAGACTCTTTCTACAATGTACAGTATATCCTTTTCTACATATTGTTCTGGTAGTGGTTCGTATAGTTTAATCAGTACTGCTGTACGGTCTCCGTATTCTTCAGTATCTATATTAATACCAATTAGGAGATCGTTTTTGCCGAAATTTAATCTAAATTCATTAAAATAAGGATCTTCTGAGAATCTTGTTTTGATCTCAGAAACTTTCTCTAATAAATCTTCATTGCTAAATTTAGTTGATAGTAACCTAACCTCTGTTCTATCAGGAGAAATTGTCTCTATGTAAAAGTTACGTGAATTATCTAAGGAGAAGATGTTAGAGAGATAGTGATAAAGTAACTTCACTCCTCCTTTTTCGAATCCATACTCCTGGGTATCCTTTACTGGATCGATGTAGAGATTGGTTGCGCCATCTTTACCGGCGCTTTCTGAGTTTAGTAACTGTTTATGGTTTGAATAACTATAATCAGAATGTAAAAGTCTATTATCTAGTGAATAGATGTGTAACTCAATAAAATGAGAATTTACATCAAATACAGAATTTACTTTAAAAGAATCAATTAATGCTTGATCTTTTTCAGAATAATTTTCGTACTCTGCAATATTAATCTGATTTGTAGATATTGTGTATTTAGTTGTTGCCATTCTCTACATTTGCTATTTGTAACTCTATGATAGTTTGATTCGCTTCTAGTAAGTTTGTTCGCAAGTTGGCGATTTCATCTAATAGTGGCTGTATATCTTCAGTAGTTTGATCTAATTTATATATTTCAGAACTTTTTTTTACTAAATATTCGTGAGAATTTTCAGGGCCTTCGGAAGGTATACTGTAGAATAATTTATCATATAAGCGAAATAATTCTGCTACTGTATCTGTATCCTGTATGGGAGACGGCTTTACAAAAGTCTTAAATTGATTATCTACTACTTTTGAAAAATCCTCTTCTTTAAATACGGTCTTCTGTATTTTTATTTCCTGGTTATCCATTTCTTACGACTTTGAAGACTAGGTTCTCATCTATTACCGAGGTGGTTCCGTCGATTATACTTTTAACTAGTATCCTATAATGACGTTCTGGTTGTAGTCCATTCATATACATGTCAAAATAATTACTAGTATTATCAGCACTTAACTTAGTATAGGTAGTATCATAATCAATCACCATCTCTTTAGTGTACTCATCTCTCAATCCCCAGTAACTTTCTTCGGGTAGAATATAGTTGTTTAAGTAATCGGAAGATGTTGCAAAAGTTCGTACTGGAAATTGCGGTCTTACGTGTAATCTAAACCTCTGTTTTCCTTCGTCGGCATACCTACCTTTATTTCCTCTTATTTTCAATACTACATTATCTCCGCTTGCTAAAGATCCTGTTATGTTTGGTAGATTTGTGTCTCTTACTACATCGTTCCATCTAAACTCTAGACATGGAGGGTATATTGTATGAGTATTGTGAGAGAAGTATTTTAAGAAAGTATTTCTATCAGATGAGAACTCTATACTATCATCTAGTTTTAATATGAATCCGTAATTAGGAATACTGTTTAGAGTTTGGCCAATACTATGGCTATAGTGCAGCTTAACTGTTTTGGTTACATCTATACTTAAATCGTGATCGGAATCAACAGTATGAGTTTGACTATGTTCTAAATTAATTCCGTTTGAACCAGTATACCACGCTCCTCCTTCAACACCGTGTGCTGTTGAAGAGTATGATGCAGTTACGTTAGCGGGTAACGGATCTGTCCAATAGGTATCTGGTTTAGTATATATCCAGCTAACTCCGTCTTTAGCATACGGTATATCACCAAAATTACCAGTTCCTCTATCCCAGTTGTCGTAGGCAGGGTAGGCGTATATAGTGTAGGATGTTGGAGCTTCTGCTCCTTCTGCTAAATAAGCTCTAATACTTGCCTTAAAATCTAAATTAGTCCCATTCTGTACGGTACTACTTATCTCAGTATCTATCAAGTTTCTCTGTTCAATAGAGTTGAAAGCAATTAGAGTTCTAGATACTGCTGCGGCAGATCCTACGTTGTACGTATTTACTTCCATAATAGGATCTAGCCCTGTGCTGTACAGAGGGTATCGGGAATGTAATGTTGCTGTCTTTTCAGGGAATAGTTTGTATACTGCCATCTTATAATGTTGTTACACGACCTATTATATCGGTGTTCGGATATTTCACTTCAAAAATACACGGATCTAAAGAAGGGTACACTATATTGTTTTTAGTAGCTCCTCTCACATCGTATTCATATTCTGAGTATATACCTCCTGTTTTGTTGAATACTTGAATTGATTGTACTGTTTGTACTCCTTTTACTTTATCTAGCAGTGTATATATAGCTGGTAAGTTTACAGGTTGGTTAATAGACCATCTATCAATACTAAAGTATTTTTGAAGAGCTTGAGTACACTTTAATAGTACGTCTCTACCTGCAGCATCTGGTCTTACTACAACTTCATATTCAATTCCAATATTAACGATAAATGCGTTTTTTATATTAATAGCATCTGTTAACATCTTATACTGAGATAGATATTGCTGTAGATTCTGTTTCAGGTCAATTGTTGCGGGTTCTAAATGTCCTACATTATTGTATGCTAAAACGTACATTGATAACGATAGCGGGTTGCTATCAATTATATTATCTGTTGTGGATTTAGTGCTTGTTAATTGATCTTGTATTACATGTACTTTTGCAACAGTTCCGTATTTTGAAGGAAGAGATGCTGCTCTTACTGCGTAGTCTTGTCTTGTAACTAACCTACCTTGCTCGTTAAATGCTCGCATAGTGTTTTGACGAAGCTCTTCTAAAGTATCTCCGTCACGACCTCCTTCAGCAGGTTTCGGATTATTAAAAGCTAAAGAAGTTGTATATGTATCTAACCCATCTACTGATCTACGGTCTACATCCGATAGATTTACTATAGTGTTTGCTGGTACGTTTGCTTCTATACCACCTCCGGTTAAGTACCGTATAGTCAGTGTTGTATACGAAGGAGCTAAACCGTAAGATTTTGAATATAGGAAGTTAGTAGGGTCGTAGAAGTAATCTAATCGAGAGATTCCTTGATTTGTTCCCATTCCTACGTTTGTAGCATCTGGGATGATGTGGTCTTCAGGTAGTCCTGTGTTTGATGCTCCAAATTGTATTTGTAGCTGATTTTGTGAATTGAAACGAGTAACAAATCTACGTTCAACAGTTTTTAGTGCAAGCGTGTAAGGTACTTTGTTTGCGTTTGTACTAATATTTTCACTATCTACAGGAATAGTATCTTGAGCTAAGTAAGGTACTTCATACCATATATTACCGCTGCTATCTACAATATCTAGAATACCTATTATGTCTGTATCGTCAATAGTTATTGTTTCAAACCTATTTGCTTGATCAAAAGCTTGAGTAATCGTATTCACAGTACCGGAAAAAGCTTTTGCTTTTTTCTTAAGCTGAAAAGTTTGTGGATTATTATTAGAATCTACATCCAGGATTGTTATTTCTGTAGGATCGAATGAGCTCGAAAACGAAAAATTGATAGAGTGGTCTACAATAAAGGGAGTTGTGGTTCCGTTATTTGATTCAAGAATTGCGTTTTCTGCGATAATTAAAGCGTCTTTAAAGTATGGCCTGTATTCACCGTTAACTGAGATTGATCCTACTGTTTGAGTTACGTCTAAGTTGACTTCTGCTACTGCGGTTACTTTTGGGCGGTAACCCATCATATATGCGAGAGTGTAAAGGTTACCTGGTTCTTTAGCATACTGTAAGAAGGTTTCCTGTAACTGAGTGTCTTGGTAAAAGGAGAGTACATCACCTACATATGATGCAATTTCCATAAACATCATACCTGGGGATGTTGGAGAGAAATCATTGTAGGAGTCTGGGAAGTAGCTTTTAGCGTACTCCATTAGCGCTGTCCTAAAATCGCTAAACTCTCTATTAATGTACTTTAAATCTCTTTCTTCAGCCATTATTGTTCAAAATTAATCACGACTTCATCGCTTATGTTTGTGTTTGATATACTATAACTCATTGAGAAAATAACAGTATTTGTCGATGGCGTACCTTCTAATCTTAAATCTTCTACCACTACTCGAGGAAAGTAAATCTCTAGATCATCTAAGATTCTTTCTCGGAGAGTTCCTACTAAATTATTAGTTATATTTTGAAATACTACGTTCTGTAAGCCGGCGCCAAAACTTGGATTTAATCTTCTTTCACCTTTACCTGTTAGAAAGTAGTTAATTAAGTTAGCGCGAATAGCGTCAGCAGATTGATACGTAGAGTTAAATACAGCTTGTCCGGCGAATGGAATATCGATTCCAATCGCTTTTCTAGCTTGTAAGTCTAACGGATCAATCTTCCTAACGTTATATGCCATACTTCTCTTTCTGTTTTCTGTCCGCTGTGTTTACTATCGCTGCTGCTTTATTAATAAATCCTAATTGAGATAAATCTAATCCCTGTTTAGGTGCTGCTGCTACTGCTGCTGCTACTGCTTGAGGATCATCTGAGGTGGGTTTGACAGCTCTACCTTGAGGCATAAATGCTGCCCTATTAAAATTTTGAGCCATCGTTGATTGCATAGTACCTCCGTTAAGGTTTCTATAATCTTCAGAAGTCATAGAGGTTCTAGTCTCGTTAAGAGCATCTAACATAGCGTTACCGGTAGGTTTGTAAGTAGGTTGACTTACTTGCTCTTGTACTGGCTGTTGCATTTCAGAGAGCTCTTCTCTAATAGCTTCTCTTACTGCTTCTTTAATAATTTTCTTAAAATCGGATGCTTTCATACTTATAAATAGTTTTATCCTAATAGTTGATCTATTCTAAATTTAATTTCATCAATTAATACTTGAGTCGAAGAACTAAATGAGGGTTGACCGCGAAGAACTACTACATTACTTTGATTTAATGCTACAGCAAATCTTCGAGGTGCTATAGAAGGGGATTGGGGATCTTGCTGTATCCTAATAAGATATCCTCTATACCCAAAACCTTCGGTTGTTACTGTATTGTTTGTAAGCTGTATTGTAGGTACAGCGGTTAGGCTATCTTCTTCTTCTTCTATGCAGTTAGCTATAAGAGCATCTAATCCTTCTAATCTTGTTATAAGTCTTTGAAGTTCCTGTTCTGTGCGCCCTATGATATTGTCGAAATCACATATACCATCAGCGATAGATTTAACTAAGTCCTTAGCATCAGCTAGTAGATCGCCAAATGTTACAATTAGTCCTGCAGTAGTGTAAATATTTGGTACTGGTAGTAATTTTAGTGTAGTAATTACTCCGGATACTACTGTAGGGTATGGTCTTATCTCTTCTGTAAATTTTTTTAATGATTCTACTCTATTTAAAACTTTCTGTATCTTTTCGATAAGAGCGTTACGTGTATCAATTATTAGTTGAAGTTCAGGTAATGTCGGACACCCTAATTCAAATTTTAAAAGCATCTTGTCTATCTCAAGATTAACTTTTAATTTAAGCTCTTCTTTAAGTTTAGATAGGTTAAGAATACCCCAAGCGAAAAATGATGAACTATTACAGGGCATTATTCAGTATAAGTTTTAGTTGACTTCAATCCTTCTAATCTTGTCTTAAGATTAGCTAACACGTATGTTGTAGCGCTACCTTGTTCTATTATTGTTGGCATTGGTCCAATAGGTTGAGAAGCGCCTTGTACTAATCCTTCCATTAAATTCAGTAACGTGTCAAGAAGTTCTTTTAACACTTCGACTGTATCATCACCTTTAAGTAACGGGTGATCGGCGGTGGAAGAGCCGAATCTTATCGAAGTGCCGGCATCTACTATAAAGTTTGTAGGTGTATCAAAATTAAATCCTCTAATAGCGTTAAAGCTGATTGTAAGGTTCGAGGAGAGTAGTATATGATCAGCTCTACTGTTGAGAACTAGTCTTCCTGAATTAAGTACTATTTGATTCCCTGAATAAGTTTCCGGTGATACTGGTATATAATCTGTATAGCTATTGTAATCGGAACTAGCGGCTGATAATGGAACGCGCTCACTTGTCATGTATATAGAAGCAGGGTCACTGTTAATATTCTCATCAACTGTGATTTGATTGGATCCACTTGGAGATTGACCAGAGGTTATAATTGTGTCTGTTCCATTACCTGTGAGTCTAATAGATTGACCTCTTCGTCCTTCTATAATAGTATCACCGTCTCTAGGAGTTCGTGGTGCAATCGATCCATCTTCTATGAAATTCTCACCTAGATCTAATTCTCCATCGTATATATTTAAATCAGGGAATGCATTATGATGTGGATTATCCCATATCCCAACTATCTGAGAGTAGTATGCTTTTACTTCTCGTTCGTTATCAGGACCGGGGGCTATCTCAATTAATACAATTTCGTTTTTTACAGGGTAAACTCTATATGTAGTATTTAGTGGGTAAGCTTTAGGAAGATCTTCTTTACGTTCTTCATCGTAATCTCTACTAATAGTTCTGTATTTAATTGCGCCTATATCATTAGAATCTCTATACTCTGGATGTTTGTTATCTAAGATAGTATCAACTACGCGGACGGGTATGCGTTCCCTTGTACTTCCGAGAGTTCCTTGAGCATTAGATTGTGCTACAGTATTTAGATTATAGTTGTAAGTCGACATTAATCTTCTTTCTTAGGCTCTTCTACTTCTTCTTCCATTTGCTCTAAGATTTGAGCAAGTTCTTCAGCACCTAATTCGAATCCATCGGCATCACCACTCTTAGAAGCGTTCTCCATACGCTGTACAACGGCAAGCATATCGATCAAATGTTTGTCGTTCTTAACACCAATTTCTAAGTAATTAGCAATCATAGGAACAACAAGAGTAGCGTCCCCTATATTTTCAATAAGAGGTTTAAGTTCTCCGATTAGAGTATTGATCTGCTTTTCTTTCTTTTTAGAATTAGTGTAGATCTCTTCTAGTACGTCAGAGAAAGATTTAGTCTTAAAGAGTGTTTTATCTAACCCCATACCTTTTCTTTTATAAATAGAATCAGTATTTTTTTAGGTCCAGCATACCGTTCTCGTAGTAATCATTGTAGATTTCATAAAACTCATCTTTGAGTACATTGATTACTTTTGTTAAATACGGAGTTTCTGTACCGGTCATCTCTCTAATATATATGTAGAGTGCTTTCTTCTTAAAAATATCTAGATCGTATCGTTTCTGAAATAATGTGAGTACGGCGTCTGCAATTTGCTTATCTCCTTCTTTCTTAAATAAATCATCTAATTTATCATATGTTTGATTTATGTAAATATCAAACAGCTGCTTTAAGGATATTGCAGAAGGATTAATTTCAGGAGTATTAAGGTCATAGCTACCTTCCCATGCATCCATACTGGTTAGTTGCTTTAAGCGCTTATAATTCTTGTTATTATAATTAATTAAGTGACGCTTAACAATAGTCCCGAAGTATGAATATGCTTTAGCTCCTCTGGTTGGATCGAACATATGCAACTTTTCTTCCACTAACAAGGAAACGACCTCAAGTTTCAAATCCTCGAGATCATCTACATCTGTATAATAGAACTTAAAAGTATGTATGATGTTTTCTGCTAGCTTATATAAAGGGAAGTAGATTTTATCGGTAAAGATTCTATCCCTGAAGACGTGATCGTCTGAATTATTATAAGCTACTATTGCATCTTCTGTTTCTTGAGTAAAGTAATTATTCTTGCTCTTCTTTCTGCCCATCGGTTACGTTGAGATTAAACTCATCGAGGATCCTCTGTATCTCTTTTATTCCTTTGAAGAAGAAGCCTACTTCGTCATCCGACTCAAAAGTACCTTTTTCATCAACTTCACGTAACCTTTTTGAGGACTCACCGATAACGGTGGAGATATTCTCGATATAATTTTGTTGATACTGTGCTATATCTTCGTACTTCTCTACTTTTCTCATAAGATTCCAAATAAAGAAGCCGAATACAATTAGTAATATAGCGAAAATAATTGATAAAACCAACATTTTTAGATATTTTTTATGAAATTAGTAAGACCTTCTGAAGATTTTACTGACTTACCGTTAGAAGCTTTTGCTTTCTGAGTTGATGGAGTGGTTTTTCCACCGTTAGCTTTCCAAATATCGTACTCTACCTTGGAAGCCATGTAATCTGCCATATGCAGAATGTTGACGATATTAGTTCTCATACGAGAATCTGGGTTGTAACTGAAGAAATACGGCTTATTACCTTCATCAAAGATGCCGTCATGTAGTTTTATACCTAAATACTCCTTCTGACTTACTTGGATATTAAATTTCTGTAGTAAGAACAGTGAGCGATCTGGTATCATCATGAAATCTAACTCTGGATTAGGTTTATACATCTCATTCATCTTATCTCTACGCCAGTTATCGGTCTGTTCTAAATACCCAGCACTGTTTCCATCACCGATTTTACCTAAGTCATGAAAAAGAGCAGCAAAAACAAGTTCTTCTTGGGTAAAATCGATAGTTCCACCCATTGAAGACCAGAATTTCATCATTTTAACCGCAGTTTCCACGACTCTATTAACATGATCTACATATCCACCGGCAAAAGCATTGTGGTACCATGATTTTCCACTAGCAGGCGACATAACATAGTTATCGCCCAAGGATTCTACCATAGAAATCACTTGATCTTTACGTTCTCCGGTGATTGATTGGTCAATAATAGCTAGATGCTTGTTATAACCCTCTAAAATCTGTTCAGCAGTAAGCATATTACTTGTAGACAGTTTGTTCTCGATTAATCATCGTTTGTAAATCCGATAATGTTTCTTTAGCTAATACAATCTGCTCAAATGCTACCTGTCTATCGTTAGTAGATACTGCTCGTTGAATATTATTCATCATAGACTCAAGCCTCGTAACTTTATTTTGATAAATTTCCTTGTTTCTCATAATCTTTACTAAGTATTATTCTTATATACTATATAATATAATAATTTATATTCAATTATACAACTATTTTACTATATTCTTTCATTTTATATTTAATATACCTTAAGTTATGAAGAATTTTGCAGAGATGCAACTGTTTTAGTAAAAAAGTTTTACCCGCGCCGCGAGCGCGCAAAAAGTTGACACGCGCATTCTAGTATAATTTTAGATCTCCTACGGCAAACGGTTTAGAAACCTCTAATAGTGCTTGTATGGCTAAAGACATCGGAACTTCGAAGAATTCTCGTGAAGATCCTTGATCGGACCTACGGCGGTACTGTTCTAATTCTCTATGCATAAGGTTTTCAACTTTATAATCGTCGCTCACCGGCATAGCTGCCTTGAGCTCCCATTCCGATACCGTACCGGCGGAATTTATTCCGTTAATGCGTTTACTTGGAGTAACCGCTTTACCGATCTTTATGAGTTCGGGATAGGCCGGGTTAGTTAAGAGGTAGACCCACCCTCGGTGGTTCCTTTCGGTAGTATCTGCTTTATAGTCCGGATTCTTTACTCCAAAGAGACGTACCCAAGAGAAGGTTCCTGTCTCTTGATCAAAGGGCATTTCCATTTCTATCTCATATTCTGGTGCGAGTAAAGAGAGAAGGTTCTCTACTGATGAACGTTTATTCTCTTTAGCAAAGCTGATATAATTCTGGGTATACTCTTTGATATTAGGAATATCTGGGAGATTATCAAAGGAGGTACTGGGGAAGTAAATAGTCAAGAAAGACTCAGAATACAACTCAGTAGCTTTTTCTATACTTATTCTATCTCTAATCATTTTCCTACCATTGTTCTAATGAAGTTAACAAGAAATACAACTAGAGCGATAGGCCATAGTATAGTAGTAGATATACGTTCACCTAAAGTAAAGCGCTGTTCTTCTGCTCCCAACCAATTGATTAGTACATCAAAGAGAAAATTAAAAATTACACCTAAGAAGATGTATGAAAGGATTCCATTAATCATAACCGTTTTATTTAATACTTAAATATACGAATTATAAATCATATATGCAACTTTCATCTAAAGAAAGTTTTATGAATATAGACTGGATCTTAGCACATTTCTCATACTCCTCTATCTTTTCAAAGTAAGAACGTAGTGTCAATAGAGCATAAGAGGATTCGGGTACTTCAAACCTTTTAGCTTCGGCTATAAAATCATCATCATTCTCATCGAATCTCTCTAAGAACGTATACAATCTACTAAAGTACTTAGCTCTAACGTTCTCCTCTACTCTCTCAAATTCCTCCTTATATTGACGGGTGTACATCTCTCTTACGATATAGAAGTTCTCTACACCTCGTATAACTGAACCGAATAAGAGATAAGGATGTTCTAAATACTCACTTAGAGATTCAATCACACCTGCTCTCTCAAGATCTTCACCGTCGGAATAATCGAACATATCAAATAAAGAAGGGTCTAATGGTTTCATATTCATAAATAGATAGTAGGATTACTCCTACATATATAAATATATACCTATATACTTTCCTATATAGAAAAATCTACCAAAATTTTTTCCTTAGGTTTTCTTGTTTCTTACCCAAAAAGTTCTTATATTATTCCTATAACGGGATTTGGTACCGAACGTTCTTTGACTTAAAGCATTACTTTAACTATGGAAATTACATCATTTATTTTAGGTGTGTGTGCTGTCATCTTAATCTTGATGGTTGCGGGCACGTCTGTGAATTATATGGCAATCAAAATCCTAAGAAAGGATATTGATAATACACAAAGAGAACAAGAGAATATCTACATGGATGTTCTGAATAAGACAAGCAATCTAGAAAGTACTATCATTAGAGAGACTAATAAGCTTGAAGAAGACTTTCTAAAGAACTACGAAGGTATACACCGTACTGTTGATAGTAGGGTTGATAAACTGGATAATAGACTGAGAGAAGATATAGAATCTGTTATTCGAGAGTTGAATATTCTTCAACAAGAAATAAGCAGAGTAGAAAGAGGTTATAAAGAAAAGATAAACTATTAATTAACTAGAGAGTTAGTAGGTACCAATTTCTCTTTAAATATATCAATATATATCCCCTATATTCAAAATCTCATCAGAAATATGCAACCTAGTATGGCTCAGATAACCGTT